AACTGGTTCGTATCCTCCTTGGTAACTATTAAGGGAGGCGTTCCACGTTGGGACATCGGCGTATTCACGAGTCCACCCACACGCTTCTGCTATGGCTATTCTGATCGCAGATTTGCTGTTTTGCTGGTCGATCTCTTGCTGGAGTTTGTGCTCTTTGGCCAGACCCATATCATCTTCTTCGGGGAATCCGTTCATGGTTGGTAGTCTTGGTGTATTTTTGTGTCGTGATCAAAAGATTCGTAGATTTCTTTTTTTATTGATTGAATTAATAGTTTTGTATCTTCAATCATTAGTTGCAGTATTAGTATTAGCATTCCTGTTAATGCGAATGTTAGAGTTATCATATTATATTGTTTTGGGAAAGCGTCTCCCCTAGAAATTCTTTATTTAGCCGAGGCTAAAAACCCAGTAACTAGGGAATTCGAATTGCTAGAGGAGACATTTACACACACACTGAGAAAGTGATTGCCACTGGAGGTAGAGGGCGAGCTACTTGCGCCTCACTCATTCGTTCCATCTCCAGCGGCAAATTGATTGCTTCGCCCATGTTCTAGTTAGCATGGCTCAACCTGAGGCTTAGTGACTGCTGCTAAAGTCTACTTATTGCCTACGAAGCAAAGGGGTTTTGGTTGTACAAGTTACGTCTCCAAGAGTGGGATTGCACCATCTAGTATTCACTGGCATACGCCCTTACTGTTTTCACTTTACAACCAAAATTCATTACGTTTTTGAAAGTGGCAGTCTTTGTCAGCAATTGGCGTGTGGAGACGCCTACGTTTTACACAGCAACCAAAGAGCTTATCATACTCATTTGGCTCTTTGCACCCGCTCCGTATCGTGATTACCGGATGCTGACTCACTGACAAAGACCTTTAGATAGCAGCTTACGGCTGCAAGTCGTAACGACTATGCTCAAACGGTCGTTAAGCGTCAGTGTGGGAGGAGTATTTTCTGCGTGGCTGCGAGGGCGCATACTCCATGGATATTTCTCACTCTTTAGCCATGACCTCATTTAAGCACCACATCTCAACCTTTGGTCAGGTCGCTCACGTATCAGACCTCTGCCTACATGCTGTGACTGATAGCTAATCAGTTTGCCAAGGTGGGTTGAATGGGGCTGGCAAGTGTTCTTTTTTACCCTAAGTAAGATCGTCAGGTCATGCCCTCACTGCAAAGGCTGAAATGTGGTGACTGCTTACGCCAGTCAATCGAAGTGATGTTTTTTGTAGGCTCACTTATTTATCCCAGATTGTTTAGAACAAAGTGTTTGGAGCAAATTTGAATTTATGCCATCCAGCTTTGTGCTTTTCTTGCGCAAGTGCTTTGCGTTCTTTGTGATCTTGCAACATGGCTTGATGTTTTTCATGCCTGTCTTGACATTTTTGCGGTGTTTCTTTTGCTTTGAATTGCGGAGTCCATTTTGTTATGAATTCGATTTTATCGCTGTATTTTACTGGGTTTGTCATGATTGAGTTGGTTAAAAAAAGTGGAGATGGGAGAGTTACCTATTGGTAAGAGTTCTGTATTTTCCGGTTTTTGACAATTGGTAAGATAGTGATGAAGGGCTAATTCCGTATTTTAATTTTAGTTTTTTGTATCCGAGTCCAGCTTTGTGATCTGCTCGAACTTCCGCCCATGTTTCATCTGTGTGACGGCTTGCTGATCTTGATGCTTTTTGTGCGTGAAGTCTTCTTTCTTTTGGGCATCTATCCATTGCATTTTCCGATCCTGTTCCTAAGCGGATGTTTTGAGGAGTGTTATTTAGGGAGTTCCCATCAAGATGTCTTGTGTGTATGGAATTTTTTAAAGCATCTTCGCCAAATAGCTGAAAAGCTAGTAGTCGATGCACTTTTACTGGGTAGCGTTTGGAATTACCTATTCCTACGTTGAAAACATAATACGGGATTGGGTTTTGTCCTGTTCCTGATTTTGTGATTTGTAGTTTTCGGGTTTTTCCTATTGCATTGCATACACTTCCATCATTCATTACTCGATAGCCTTTCTTGAACGCTATTCTGATTGCTTCTTTTGTTTTAGACATGTTCAAACTTACTTGATTAAGGGTTTGATGCAAGTCTTAATTTGGAACTGGAGCTGGCGGGAGTCGAACCCGCGTCCACAACACTGTTAAATACATTTTCTACAAGCTTAGTCCTTTCGGACATTGGGGACGCTGGTTAGGCGACCTTCCACCACTCAGTTTTTACGCCGCTGAGTTGCGTTGTTTGCCTTACTGTTTCAGGTCATCCGCCCGAAGGCACGGCGTAGGATGATCTTACCCGGTTTGTTTCCCTTCGTAGAGCGAGCGTTTCGGAGGGCGTGTTTTGCTTAGGCTACGAGAGCAACTGTGTTGCTTCCGAAGTTTCCGCGAATGACGTTGTTGCCATTTGTTTGTTTTGAGCGGCTTATTAAAGAGGCCAGCCGATCAACCTCTACTTGCTTATGTATCCTATCGCGTTGTGTCGAAACCATTACAGCCCCGTAAGATTGATATTGCTAAAAAAAGTGATAGCTCCACCCAAGATTTTGTCAAGGGTGGAGCTAGGTATGATTAGAACGCTACGTCAAGCGATGTTGGAGCTGTGAAAGCTGCGTCCAACTCGTCAAGATCAACGTCTTCAGCTTCTGTGCTGTTGTCTGGACCGACATAGCGAACTTTGGCTTGGATGCGTCCATTGTATTCTTCGTGTTCGATGCGTAGTGCGCATTTCTGATTTACAATTTGTGCAACGTCTTTGAAGGACTCGATGCTGAATGCTTCTTTGACTTGTTTTGCTGTGTTTTGCGCTGCTGCTGGTGTCGAGCAATACATTTCGTGGTTCACGATGCGCGTTCCTGTGTCGCAATCAAGTGCAAGGTGAAGCTTGCCGTTGCGATTACGGCGCATTGCTGCACCAATTACGACTGCATTGTGAATCCCGGGCTTAATAAGTCCGATGAACGGTGCGTTGGTGATGTTAGGTGCTGCTGCTGTTTCGATTTGTTCTGTAGTTTCAGTGTTCATTGTTTTTCCTTTTTGTTTGTTTTAGATTGTGCGTTGTCGTTGTGTCGCACCCCACTGCTTGTTCTATTTCGTATCTTTTACATACTATAACCTCAAGCGCGAAGCGCTCCCGACTAACTCAGGAGTGCGTCGAGTGTAGAGGCGAATTCTTTTGCTGCGGCTTTTTCACGAATGAGCATACCGAAGCGGTTATGAGTGATGCTGTTTTCTACTGCTTTGCGACGGCGAAGCTGTTTTGCATCATTTAAGGTGCATGAAATCACTTTGCGGTTCATGTAGCGTGATGGCGACATGATGAACGTGGTTTCAGGCTCAATGTTGTTATCTGGTGCAATGGTCATGCACGGCAGGGTTTTGACTGGCTCCATCACGGATTTCTCCGTTCTTCCCATTGTCCACATATTGTGGGTTTGGGGATACCAGTAGCGACTTACATCTTGGGATGAGGACTCAGTGCAGAATGCGTTGTGCAGTGTTGTGAGGCGTGTAAGGCGCTCAATCTTCTCTTGCATCCATTCGATGATTTGCTCGCTAAGCTCATTCGGCTCCTGCTTCATGCAACGCTCGATGGTTGCTTTGGCGCTCTCAATGCCTTCGTGGAGGTAGTCCTCGGTGAAGGCTTTGGATTGCGCGTCTCCCATCGTGATGCCGCTCTCAGACCGCTCTATGACGCTGGAAACAGCGCGGAACAGTTCAAGCTCGTCATCATCTTCGGCAAACTTGGATAGATCAATGAAGACTTGATCGTCCTCACGCTGTGGAAAGCAGGTTAGGAACTCTTCTTCTTCGTTCATGAAGTCCACAACTTCGCCGTTTTCGTTCTCAATTGCCAAGTCTGAGCTTTCGCTGAGTAAGTGGTAATCAAGCTGTGAAAGGCTTAATGGAGCCTGATACGCTTCGTGGCCTTCAGGAATACCCTTGTTGGGGTTGTCCTGTGTAAGCTCGTTGTTTGCATCAACCCAATAGCTAGATGGTGTGCATTTTGGATTCAACCTCCAGCCGATGTAAACCAGCCAGACGTTGCCTTGCCATGCCGATGTGTAGCTTGGGAGCCACTTGTAGCATTGTTCAATCTCACCCTTGTCGTTTGTCCACTCAATGAGCGGTGCTTCTAGGATTTGATTGAGGACTGCGGTGTCTCCACCTACAGGCACGATTCCTATGCGCGTAGCGATGTTTCTAAGAGCCCTTGACGGATACTTGTTCAGTATCGGAGCCAAGGAGCCTTGCGAAGCTCCTAGGTTGACGATACGGCCATCTGGGAGCTTCATCGCATAGTAGGCTTCAGCGTGTGCCTTGCCTTTAACTGCTGGTGGCAACTCGTGAATCACCGAATCAACCCATTGGAACCGATCTCCAACCTTTTCCTTTTTAGCCACGGCTAAATTAGCATAGTTGGATGGTGTTTGATGCTTGGATTGTTCTGCTTTCCACGCTTTGCGCGACTTTACCGACTCAACTGCGTAGCAAGCTGCTGCCAGCCTGTCTTCTACGCTTTCAAGTCCTTCTTTGGCACGGTCAATGATGGCAATCTCATCTTTCTCCAGCCCGTAACGGCCAAAGTTGCGATAGATCATCAGCTTTTGCTGCCACATTGCGTTTGCGAGCTGCCGGGATTCGGCAAATTTCGCCATTTCATCAGCCATTGAACTCATCACTGGGTCGTTGGCGATTAGTTCATTCAGTGGCACTCGCGGTGCAAGCTGGATAAACGGTGCTGGTTTGATGAAGTTGCGAGCGAACGCTTCTTCCAGTTGGCACACGATGTCGTGTGGGGTGACGCTATTCTCTGCCAGAGCGTCAATTGCGGCGTTAGGATATGCTGTAACCGATTTTGTCATGTTATCATCCTTTCTATTTTGTCCATACACTCGCATGGACGCTGGTATCTCAAGCGCGAAGCGCTCGAAACCCAGTCCTATCGCCTCTCAGTGTGAACCAAGAGACGAATGGACTAGGCTTTAGTTAGGCTAAATACTGATTTAGGTCGTGGTGCTTCCTTAGCGATCTTAGTAGCAGTAGTTCCTTGGCGAGCTTGTTTCTAAGTGATGGTTTTTTTGGGTTGGTAGCTAGATTAGCTCTAGCTTCTTTTACCATTTGCCTGTGGTGGTGCTTTACGTAGTGGTAGTCTTTTGGACTCATGGGATTAGTGTTGTTGAAGGGATGAACTTGAATGACATTCTGACTTCATCGTAGTCGCAGTTGTCGTTTGCTACGTCTTCATAGTGCCTGTTCCGCAGCCATTTCATTCGATCAAGGATTTGCTTGGCGGTTCTTGATGGGTAGATAATTTCGGGTTTGCCCCATTTGTCAAAGTAGCGTTTTTCAACCTGTATTCTCCATGGATAGTGTGGACTTTGGGTTTCGTATTTCAGATTACCTCTGGGGCGTTTTACCTCTTTTGCTTTGTAGATTTCTTCCATCCGCCTATAGGCTGCGTTTTGGTTTACGCGAACCTTTAAGCGTTCCATTAGATCAAGAAGCATCTCGTATTCAAACGAGTGTCTCCCATCTGAGTATGACGCTTCACCTTTTGTGATGAGCCATTCTAATCGCTTTATGTCTATTATTGGTTTTGTTTTCATAGTGTGTATGTTTTAGTTTGGTTTCCATTCTCCATCTTGCGTTTCGCGGTAGCCGCATTCAGTCACTAAGAACTGTGCGATTTCACGCTCTCCTACGTTGTAGTTGCGGTTGCGGTCATACTGCCCATCTGTGATGAACGTCACGCCCGCGATGGCCGCTTTCTTGATTTCGTGGAAGTTGGGCGGAATCCTTCCCCCGCGATTACCCTCGACTGAGACAAACACAACGTCTTGCGCTGTGTATTCCCCTTTGTTCGCCAATGCTCCCCAAGCGAGCATGTAGGCGTGTGTCGAAGAACGAGCTGATCCCCTGCCTATGAAGCAGGTTGCGCGGTCACTCTTCGCTTGGTCTTTGGCAAGGTAAGGGCTGCTACCCTGTAGTTTCACTTTCATGGTGTGTTTATGTTTTATTGGACCAAACACGGGTTAGTCCTTTCCCGTCTTGACGCACTCGCGTCTTAAAATGTAATTGCTTCAAATCGGTCGTCTAAATGGGTTTGAAGCAACGCTTCAATCTCACACCATTCAAGTTCACCCGCTCCGCATCCGGGGCGTGGGAGCACAATGCGTTGCCAGCGGAACTTATCTGCCATTTCGACAAGCTGCTTTGCTGATTCGGTGATGATTTCATGCTTAGCTTTACAAGCCCATCCCGGTATTTTTTCGCCAACCTTGAATTTGGATGCCATGTGTCCAACCGCATTACTACCATCAAACACTCCGAAGATTGGTTTGACGGGGAAGGCGACAAGACAGCACGATTCCGTTGCCTTTCCAATGATCATGGCTCTATTTCCATGCTTGGCTATTAGTTGGCCGTATTTGAACTGGATTCCCGGCCAGCGCTTGACTGCTTCTGCCGCGCATCCTCTTCCCATTACGCACGATCCATCCGACTTCGTAAAGCCGTTGGTGGTGATGCAGATTGCATCGCATTCCTGATCGAACAGGTTTCCTTTAATGTTTTTCATAGTGTGTTTTAGTCAGGCTAAATGCACGTAGCCTTTTCGTGTTTGACCTTTCGGTCGGAGAATCTTATACGTTCATCATGTCCGATGAACAACCACCCACTCAATCGTCTCAGGATGCCCCACAAGCGGCTCCTGAAATGCTTCTGTCACGTATGCCTCACAAGAAGGTAAGGGACTCTGACTGGCCTGTCATACGCTCTCTTGCTGAGAAGGGCGTAACCTATGGAGAGCTCGCTAAGAACTATGGTGTCACCGCCCAACTCATTCGCGCTCGCTCCTGTAAAGAGAAATGGCTTACGAAACAGCGTTTAGCCATGACTAAAAACGAGACTATCGCTTCCGATCCTGCCACTGCCGCTGTATTAGGCTTGTGGGAGACAAGGCAACAAGACGCTCGTGAACAAGTGTATCAAGGCGCTCAGAAAGCTCTCGCTCGCTTTTTCGCTATGTCACCTGTCCCACAAACTTTTGCTGAAGCCGCAACCGCTAATAAGCTAATGAAGGACGCAATTGATCCCTCAGGCTCCACTCCCTCCAACGGCTCCACAACCGTAAACATCCTTGCAACTCAAGGCTTTTCACCTCGCCCGACCATCGACATCTAATCCTTAGTAATCCACTCAAGTTACTTTTTTAACTTTTATGCTTTACTTTTTTCTCCACTCCTCCTTAAAATCGAAGAGAGGAAGACAGTGAATAGAATATGTAGCCAAACCTCAGATTTAGCCCATTCCTAAACCCTACGCTCACCATTCCCCAAAATGAGCCCAAATCACCCCAAAGGAGCCCTAAAGACCCCCAAATCAACCCTAAAGGCATCTCTGAGAGATAAAAGCTCACAAAAGAATGATCTCTGAGGTATAAAAGCTCTTAAAGCTCTCCGTATGAGAGGGATAAAGCGGTTAGAAGCTTCAGATAAGGTAACAAAGTTTGATTGTTATTATCTTAATAAAGCATCAAGCGAAGCCCACAACGGAGATTAAATACAATAAGACCACAATCGCCGAAGGCAACCCAACGATTGAGTGCGGAAAAACAATCTGCCGGTATGATGGGGATGGGAAGTGAGAGGTTTCTCTAACTCCCGAATAAGAGCCACCGATCAGTTACGACCGATGGCTCTGGGTTCGAGTGTTAGAGTTATTAGTCAGGATCAATTCCTGACCATGTTTTCTTATAGTAGAAGGCTTCATCGTCTATATCGTCAAAGCCGAGCGCTTCCTTTTCCATCGTGCTATAAATAAGCGATGATTCCAGGTTTAACCCTTCGCTAACGCCAGTGAAGAAAACTAACGATCCCCTCAACTTAATGAGGTAAGACTCGTCAATCTTCTGATCGAATACATCGCGCTTTGTTTCAAGATCGCTGATGTCATTTTCTATTTCTTCAATCCATTCGAATACGATGGTTTGGAGGGTTTCTAGTTGCTGCATTGTTTTCATATGTGTATTCCTCTTCCTGAGGGCTCAGTGGAGACCAGCGAGCTGGGAAGATGCCTGTTGTGCGGTCAGGCTCCGCAAATGAAAACCACCGATCATTCACGACCGATGGCTCTGGGTTCGAGCGTTAGACCCTATCGTAGAGGGACAGGAATTCACGAATGGTTCTGGTGTAGGTTTCCCCGTCCTCCCGGTATTTGACTCCGAGGTTCCAGTTGGCCACCCAGACCACCGTGCATCGCCTACCGCTATTTTTGGCTACATATAGCCCCGGAAAAGCCTCAACAGGCTCAGGAGCAATTGTAGCCGCCTTAGCGATTACTGACATCGCGTGGTCAACCCACGCTTCGTCATAAACAGATGGCCAAGCGCTCATGGGATAATGCTCCTTTCGATTGGAACATTTCCTTTCATCCCCGTGTCGGCCCACGCACAGAAGCGCAGGACGATCAGGCCGACGACGATCCAAAAGATCGCCACAACTATTGTTAGTATTATTCTCATACTTGTATCCAATCAATCCCGATTGGGCTGAGGACTTACGCACGGCTATACCGTGCTGCCCCAGTGGAGGGATTAGTTGATAGTTACTAATCCGTTGACCTCAAGGGCCAACAGTTCTTCATGGCTTAAGTGCCATGTTTTCCCCATGTTTGGGGGGCGACCGATCAGGGCTTCGAGCTGCTGCTCGTCCTCATCGCCGCAAAATGCGGCAATGGTTTTGTTTCCAGACTCCAGCTTGATGCCGTTTCCGGCAGGAGATGGCAGGAGCGAAGGTGCCCAGATGTTTACGTATACTTCTACTTTCTTCATATGTGTGTCTTTCTATACAGCCTCGATATCCTGCGAGGAGTCAGGCCAGCGCGTTCAACGCTGGGAAAGTGTTTAGATACAAACATAATTGTTTAGGCAGTGCTCTACGTTGGTGTAGGAGCAGTGCAAGGTGGTATCACTACATGAGGCTATCACTACCGAGGGGCCACGGGGGGGGTAGGCGCTGACCAACTCGTTTCACTCAACGCACATGACTGAAAGGGTTCTTCGTGAGGAAAAAAAATAAAACTTCGTGGGGAAAAAAATAAAACCAAGTGAGGAAAAAATAAAATTTTGCGGGGAAAATAAAGTGTTTGACGGCGAGTGTTGTGGGTTGGTATATGGTTTTAGCGCGGTGTTGAAAAGGTATCATGCGAGCCTCATAAGCTTGAGTTACGAGTTCGATTCTCGTCTGCGCAACCAATTTAAATTATGAGTGTTAATGGTAATGCTGTGAGGGGGCCTGTTGTTTGTGGGATGGAGTTTCCGGTGGGGAGTTCGGAGATAGATGCTAATTTGTGGATGTTTTCGAGGGGAGAGATAAGTCCTAATCAGAGATTTGATTGTTTTAAGAGGGCGGTTGATTTGGCGTTCAACTGTGAGGGGAGTATTAGGGAGGTTGTGTGGAATGAGTGGACTGAGTGGATTGTGAGGGAGTTGATAGGGGATTGGTCGAATCATCAGTTTCTTAGTCTTGCTGGTTGTTCTTCGTCGGGGAAGAGTGATGCGGTTGCCTTGTATGGCTTGATGAGTTATTGGAGTCGGCCGACGGACACTTACTTTATTGTAATGAGCACGACAAAGTTGTCGGCGCGGGGGCGGATATGGAAGAGTATCAATCAGTTTTGGAGTCAGGCTGTTGAGAAAGGATGTCCGGGCAAGCTGATTGATTCGGATGGATACATTAAGGGGATTAACGCCAAGGGGCAGTTAACGAGGAATAGTGGTATCATTTTGATGGCGGCTGGGGGAACAGAGGCGGCAACGGCTTGTAAGGACTTGCAGGGCTTAAAAAATCCTAACTTCTTGGTTGCGGCGGATGAGTTTGCTTACTTGGGTGAGGGGATATTGAGAACATCTAGACAGAACCTTACGTCGAATGAGCGGCTAACCTTTTGTGGGATGAGTAACCCGGATAGGATTAGTGATTCTTTTGGGGATTTGAGTGAGCCAGAAAATGGCTGGAAGTCGATTACAGAGGAAGATGAGAGTTGGAAGACGAAGTATGGAAGGTGTATTCGGTTGAATGCTGAAAAGAGTCCAAGGATTATGAATCCTGACTTGGTTGATGAGAGGGGTAGGCATAAGTATTTCTGGCAACCCAATCAAGAATTGTGCGATTTGGTTGCGGAGGAGCGGGGCGGCAAGGATTCTCGTGGTTATTACCAGTTCATTAAAGCTTTCTGGTGTCCTGACGGTGCAACAAATTCCATTTATTCAGAGCTAGAGTTCTTGAATCATGGGGTATTAGATCAAGATGAGCCTGCATGGGATGACAGGCCAATAGTTTTGACGGCTTTGGATGAGAGCTTTTCTAGGGAAGGGGATAGGTCATTCTGTGCTTTTGCTCGATTAGGCAAGGTTAACAGTGTTGACCATTTGCATTTTTGTTATGAGGGCGCTTTAGAAGAAGACGTAAACAACAAAGAAACACCGCATACATTCCAGATTGTAGATCAATGGATGAAGCTGGCGGGGGATTTTGGAGTTAATCCAAACCACGCTATTATGGACAACACTGGTGGAGGTCAGGCATTTGGCCACATTGTAGATAAGCTATGGAGTCCAGCCGTTCAGAAAGTCAACTTTCAAGGAAAAGCTAGTGACAGAACAGTTGTGTTTCGAGAGCAGAACACGCCTTTCTACAACAAGAATAGTGAATTGTGGATACAGCCAAAGGAGTTTATTCGAGGTAGACAGATTAGTGGATTGTCCAAAGAAACAATGGCCGAGTTAATTGAACGTGAGTATCACAAAAAAGAAATAAAGGCACTAAGGGTTGAAAGCAAAGAAGAAGCAAAGAAAAGACTCAAAAGAAGTCCTGACCGCGCTGACGTATTCAATATGCTTGTAGAAAAAGCAATTACGCTAGGGCGCTTTAATAGTTTTGAAGTCAAGCAAGTTGCGCGTATGGTGAATAATGGGTGGGCTAAAGCAGGAGCAACAAGAGCTCTCGGAAGTTCATGTGGTAGGAAAATGAGAATTGGATAAAGATATTCTTGACAACTTGGTTGAATTAAGAGATTCAATCAGCAACTTACTAATTTTGATTTAGGAAATATGTTCTAAGAACATCTGGCAGGTAAATTAAATTCAACAAGAAAAATGGCTCTATTTTCAGATACGGAACAAGCTTTGGACGATCTCAAGTTGCTTGATGACGAAACACTAGAAGCGCCACCAGAAAGAATAAGCACTCCTGAAGCTGCTCGTGGAATCTTTAGGAAGATGGAATCTGATGATGAATCAGGTTCCTTTAATCGCTCGTTGGTTCAGGGCTTAATGGATTTCATTCCTCCGCATGATGAAGAAGAGCTAGAGAACAAAGGGCAGTCTGATAGGTTCAATATTACTACAGGGGAAGGACCGGCAATCAAGAACGAAGCTGTTTCAGCCTATCTTGATATTTACGCCAATCCAAAAACTCTGGCGGAAATTCCTCTTTCAAAAGAAATAGATGAGAACTACGCTGATACGTGGTCTCAAATTATGGCTGAAGAGTTTACTACGATGGATCGTAGCGATGACAAAAGCCTTCCGTTGCATTTGCAGTTATCAGACACTTATGTCACTCATGGAGTTGGAGTTGCTTTCTTTGACGATAAGCAAACGATGCAATACTCAGTAGCTGGACTTGATAAATTCAAATTTCCAAGAAGCACTGGTATTGTTTCAAGTGGCGTTGAGGTTGCAGCAGCTTCAGGAACAATGACTGTAACTGATTTGTATGGGAAAATTGGAGAAGGCGCTCTTGATGGATGGAATGAAAAAGCCGTAAAAAGGGCTATTGTTAACACTACATCCAAAATCAAAAGCCAGACATGGGGTAACTGGGAGCAAGTCCAGCGAGACATTAAATCTAATGAGGTTTATGTTTCCACTGTGGCTGAACCAGTCGAAGTTATTTTCCTTTGGGTAAAAGAATTTAATGGAAAAATTAGTTTTTACATTACCACATTAGACGCTGCTGAAGGAGGAAAGGGCAAAGAAGAATTTTTGTTTAAGCAACGTGATTTCTACGATTCCGTTGACGAGGCTTTTCAGCTTTTCACCTTTAATGTCGGCAATGGTGGACTTTTGTATACAGTTCGTGGTCTTGGTTATCTCATTTACCAGCTTTGCACTGCAATGGATGTAATGCACTGTAAGCTTCTGGACAATGCTAGGATTGGATCATCGCTTATTGTTCAACCTTCAAGCGTTGAAGACCTTCAGGATTCTCAATTGATTGATGCTGGCGGCTTTATTTGTCTACCTCCAACAATGAAGATTCCAGAGCGGCAGATGAGCCAGAACTTGAACAACTCATTGATTCCTGCAATTGAAGAAAGCCGAAGGATTTTGAATCGCGCCACTGGTGGTTTGGCTTCTGGTAACATGGTAATGAATCCAGAGCAAGATCGCAGAACGAAGCTAGAAGTGAGTTCGCAGCTAGATTACATTAACAAGCTGAACAGTTTTGCAATCAATCTTTTTTATGGCCCGTATGATAAGATCATGAGGGAGAAAGTTAAACGTGCTTTCACTGTCAGGCAGAAAGACAAGCAAGCTAGGAAGCGAGTTAATGAAATGAAAGCTCGGTGTGTTGCTCGTGGTGTTCCTGCTGACATCTTTAGTCAGATTGATTTCAAGCGAGTTAAAGCAACTCGGATTATTGGAACAGGTTCTCGTGCAAGTCGAATCATGTTGCTTGACCAAGTTCAGCAACTCTACTCTACATTTGATGCAGTTGGTCGTTCCAACTTTGAATATGATTACCTTGTTGAGCTTTTAGGAGTTGATAAGGCGGAGCGATACACAGGGAAACCAAATGAGAAGCGCCTTCCTTACGACTTCAAGATTGCAGAGCTTGAAAATATGGAGCTTCTTGAGAGTGATTACATTGCTCCTACGGATGGAGAGAATCATATGGTGCATCTATCTGCTCACATTCCGGCTCTTGAAGCAGGTTTGGAAGGCGTTGAAACTGGTGAAGTTGATCTGATCGAATGGACAATGAAGTATCAAATGCTCTACAAGCATTGCGTTGACACATTGGCAGTTACTACTGTCTATAAGGGTATTCAACCTGAATTGAACAAGTATCAAGAACTGGTTCAGCAAATTGGCGAGATTGTCGTAAATGGCATGAAAGCAATGGAGAAAAAGGTTAGAGACGGTGAAATGGAAGATCCACAGAAAGCTCAAGATGGAATGAGTCCAGAGGATACAGCTCTACAAGCCCAAGCAAAAGCAACGCAAGCAAAGCTTCAAGAAAAGGATATGCTTCATAAGCAAAAACTCCAACAAATGATGGAGGCTCATGTAGCCAAGCTTCAGATGATTAAAGAGATAGGGGCTCAGACGCAAGTTCAAGCAGCTCAAAAAGCAATGTCTTCAATCATTACAAGAGACGCTGAGACACAAGCAAAAATGACTCGTCTTAAGTCCACGCAAATTTAGTCCTGACTAAAAATGAATCTTACATTTACTGAAATCGAAAAAGAGCAACTAGCTCATTTATTTAATTCTCCGCTACTGCATCGTGGCATTCAACTTTCTCTTATGGAGATTGGTAGGAAAAAGTCTGGTTCAGAAACCATTGAGCAATCTGCCTTGGCTTTCCATTATCAAGAAGGCGCTCGTGATGTAATTGCAACTCTATTTGGATATGCGGATATAAAGGCGAACCCGCAAGTCCTGCCTAAAAGATTGATCCATCGCCAGTAAAACAAAGAAAA